GGAAGTCACTTCCTCATTTCTAACTCTTAATAAAAAAGCTTTTTGTTTCAACGAACAAGGCACTGGCAAAACTGCGTCTGTTATCTGGGCAGCGGATTACTTGCTTACCAAGGGGTACATCAAACGTATACTTGTGTTATGTCCGTTGTCAATTATGAAGTCAGCATGGCAACAAGACTTGTTTAAATTTGCCATGCATCGCAGCTGTTCGGTAGCGCATGGTTCGGCAACACAAAGGAAGAAAATATTAAGCGCGGGTTCAGAATTTGTGATCATAAACTTTGACGGTGTTGCGGTTATCAAGGATGAAATCATGGCCGGTGGTTTTGACATGGTAGTAGTTGACGAGGCCAACGCTTACAAAAATGCCCAGACAAATAGATGGAAAGTACTGCGGGACATTGTAGCTAAAGTCCCCTGGTTATGGATGTTGACTGGTACACCGGCAGCACAATCACCCGTGGATGCCTTTGGTTTAGCGAAGCTAGTCAACCCTGAGAATACCCCTACTTACTTTGGTAGGTTTAGGGACGATGTCATGTATAAGGTAACACAGTATAAGTGGGCTCCTAAACCGGACTCCCAACAGACAGTGCATCGAGTTCTTCAGCCCGCTATACGTTTTGAAAGGGCACAGTGCCTTGATCTGCCCCCTCTCACCTACACCGAACGAGAAGCCCCCCTCACCCCCCAACAAAACAAGTACTACCAAAAACTGAGGAAAGACATGGTCTTAGAAGCTGCGGGGGAAGAAGTAAGCGCAGTCAATGCGGCGACCCAGTTGAACAAGCTGCTGCAAATATCGGGGGGAGCAGTCTACACTGATGACAAAAGTGTCTTGGAGTTCGACGTTAGTAACAGACTGCAAGTCATACTGGAAGTCATCGACGAATCCTCCAACAAAGTCTTAGTCTTTGTTCCGTTCACCCACACTATAACTTTACTGTCGGAGTTCTTGGCAAAGAAAAACATACCAACTGCAATTATAAATGGCAAAGTTCCTGTCAATAAACGCACTGATATTGTTTCCCAATTTCAAACCGAAAAAGACCCCAAGGTTTTAATCATCCAGCCACAAGCAGCATCGCATGGGCTTACTCTCACTGCCGCCGACACTATCATCTGGTATGCGCCAGTGACTAGCGTAGAGACATACTTGCAAGCCAATGCACGGATCAATAGACCAGGCCAAGAGCACCCGATGACCGTGGTTCATATAGAGGGTAGCCCCGTGGAAGCGAGACTATACAAAATGCTACAGGGCAATATAACTAACCATCATAAAATAATTCAACTCTATCGAGAAGAATTAATGTAATGGGGTTGACTTTGTCAAACAGGGTGTTATGCTCCCTAACCCTACTAGAAAAATAACGGCACATACCAATGACTACTCCTAGCCCAGATGAACTTGTCAAAGTCTACATAAAGATACGCCAATGCATCAAAGACAAAGAAACGGAACACAAGGAAAACATAGCGGCGTTGAAAGATCAGTTCCAATTAGTCTCTAACGAATTGTTGGAACATTGCAAAGTTAATAACAGTGAAGCAGTTCGTACAGAGTTTGGTACGTTTTATCGTACGGTTCGTACTAAGTACTGGACTAGCGATTGGGCCGCTCTATACGATTTCATCCAGGCTCATAACGCCGCGCACCTCTTAGAAAAAAGGATTAACACCCGTTCAATGGAAGAATTCTTAACGGAAAACCCAGACCTACTACCCCTTGGGCTGAACTCTGACAAAGCCTATACAGTCCAAGTTAGAAAACCCACCACCAAATAAGGAGTACACAATGAATACTGACCTATCTATTTTTAAGCAGGATGATGTAGTCGTCGGGGCGGGCAGAACCCCTAGTGCGTTATCCAAAGAACTAGCCAAGGGGTCTGGGGGTATCGGCAGTAGGCGTATCCAGACCAACACCAATGGTACTTTCAAGCGCCTCGTTAACGGTGAACAAATAGGGGATGCTTTACGGGGCGAAATAAATGTCCTGATTTTATGGGCCCTATCCAGTGTGTCCCGCATCTACTACAAAGAAAAGTACGATGCCAACAAAGATGCAACGCTACCCAACTGTTGGTCTAACATGGGTGACAAGCCAGAAGAAGCTGCTACCGATGCACAGCACGCTAACTGTGCTGATTGCCCACAGAACATCAAAGGTTCTGGAGAGAACGGAAGTAAAGCGTGTCGTTACCAACGGCGTATATCTTTACTGGTAGAGGGTGATAGCTCAGGGGATATTTACCAATTTAATATTCCTGCCAAGTCTTTGTTTGGTAAAGGAACGGGCAACATCCACCCCTTTGAAAGCTACTTGTCCTACTTATTAGCGAACGGTGAAGACCTAGACAATGTGGTTACCAACATCCGTTACGATGACAATGCGGATACTATGGAGTTGTTGTTCACCCCGCTACGCCACATCAATGACACGGAGTATGCACTGGTGCAGGAATGTCAGCTTAAACCTGATGCCCAACGCTACACAAAAATCACAGTAGCTCAAGCAGACCAGGTAACCAAACTTCCTGCCCCCACGGCACCGGAATCCCCTGCTCAAGTTACGGCAGCTAGGCTCGAAAAAGAAGCTGCTGCGGTTACTCCCGTGGACGAGCCAGATGCTCCAATTGAAGAACCGGTTAAACGTCAACCCAAGAAAGATCCCAAGCCAATTAAGGACGATATAGCGGATGTCCTCAGTGCATGGGCAGACGATGAGTAGTGTATGAGTTATGGTTATAGCGCGAGGCTAATTGATACCAATAAAAAAGCTGACCAAAAATTGTTGGGAGTAAAACTAGGCAGGGTGTGTGTGAAGGAAAATATACCTGTAGTTGAAGTAGCCCAGAATTTTGGAGTTAGTAGGCAGACCGTATACAACTGGTTTTGTGGGATAACCATACCCCATGAGACTTGCACGGATACGGTCAAGCTGTTTATAGCGTCCTTTAAGCCCAGTAAATAGTACCCACACTTTGAAAATCCGAGGAACACTTGGGGGGATAATGCCCCCTGAAAAAAGAGAATGGCAGACTTTGACCTTTTAAAAGTAGTACAACCCACGGAAGGATGGTTCGTTGTAACGGGTATAAAAGCTAAAAGTGTTGTACAAAAGTTTGTAGCTACACGGCAAGAAGCAGACGCAGTAACTAAAGATTTCGTGCAACAAAAACGCAATGTATTTTTTGCTTTAGCTAAGTACCAAACCGACAGCACGCGCACTAAGGACAATGTTAAAGCCCTTAAATCCTTTTGGTTAGACATCGATTGCGGGGAAGCCAAAGCCGAACCCAATGCCACGACCGGCATACCTGACGGTTACATAGACCAACCCACAGCAGGGAAAGCTTTACGTGAATTCTGCACTCTTGTGGGATTGCCCAAGCCCATAGTAGTTAACTCTGGCCGAGGGCTTCATGCGTATTGGGCACTTACCGAAGAGATCACCCGCGAAGTGTGGGAGCCGGTGGCGGCAAGGTTACAGCAGCTGTGCAACACCCATAAGTTTTATGTGGACAACGCCGTTTTTGAAGTGGCTCGTATCCTCCGTATCCCTGGCACCTACAATTTCAAGGGGGATACACCCGCTCTAGTTACCGTGATTAATGAAGCCCCCGCTGTAGACTTCCTAGCCTTCTCCCAATTACTAGGTGTAAAAGAACCCCTCGCTGCTCCCCCTCCTAAAAGAGTTAGTAATCTTGGCAAGTACTTAGCGAGTGCTGCAACGAGCCTCACTAAGTTCAGTAAGATAATGACTAGGAGTGCTAAGGGAGATGGGTGCGCCCAGCTCCTAGATTGCTACACTAACCAAGCAACCTTGGCAGAACCCCGTTGGTTTGATGCCCTTTCTATAGCCAACAAGTGTATCGACCGTGAATCTGCCATAGTCAAAATGTCTGCGGGTCATCCCGATTATAGTTTTACTGCCGCCGATGCTAAAGCCCATAACTCAGGGGGTCCACACAGCTGCCAAATATTTGAACGTAATAACCCTGGTGGTTGTGAAGGTTGCCCCCATAAAGGAATTACTGGCCCTATAGAGTTGGGTAGGCAAGTAATTGCCGCCGACCCTGAAGACTACGTCACCACTGAGCCGAGCCTAGACCCTGAGAAAGAGCCAGAGGTTCACCACATGCCAAAGTGCCCTGACCCTTTCTTCAAAGGCAAGGGGGGTATTTACTTTGCGCCAGAGGGGGATGAAGGGGCGGACCCTATACTAGTTTACCAGCACGACATATACGTAGTGAAGCGCATGAACGACCCAGGCAGAGGGGATGTAGTGGTCCTTAAAGTAAAACTGCCAAAGGATCGCATCAAGGAATTCGTTATATCGAACGTACAAATTTCAGAGAAGCCAGACTTACGAAAAGCATTAGCTTCCTACGGGGTGCTTTGTTCTAACTCGAAAAAGTTTGACCTACTACATCTCTACATTATTCTTTCCATTAACAACTTAATAGACGACAAAGGAGCTGAACAAATGAGAACACAATTTGGGTGGGCAGAGAAAAATAGCAAATTTATAATTGGGGACAGAGAAGTTACTCCAGAGGGAACATTCCACAGCCCCCCTTCATCCATTACAGAAGACTTGGCAGAGCACATGACTCCCAAGGGTACTCTGGAAAAATGGAAAGAGGTGTTTAAACTCTACGGCAAGCCAGGGTTAGAGCCCCATGCTTTCGGTGCGCTTACTGCCTTTGGTTCTCCCTTGTTTAAATTCATAGGTCAAAACGGAGCCATAATAAATCTCATCCACCCTAACTCTGGCACCGGTAAGTCCACCATCCTGTACATGGTCAACAGCGTAATGGGCAACCCCAAGGCATTAAGTTCAAGCTTTGCTGACACTATGAACGCCAAGATTATGCAGCTGGGTATTATGAACAACTTATGTTTTACCGTAGACGAGATGACCAACACACCCCCGAAGGAATTCTCCGTGTTGGCATACAGCATGTCACAAGGTAGGGGCAAGCACCGCGTCAAGGCATCCGTTAACGAGCTACGGCAGAACCATACCACTTGGGCGAATATGTCCCTGTGTAGTTCTAACTCTTCCTTCTACGAAAAGTTAGCCGCTCTTAAAACTACACCTGATGGTGAGATGATGCGCTTGCTGGAGTACAAAATCGATTACACTTCGGCCTCGGTGATCCCTACCCAGACAGCCAAGAATCTTTTTGACCACCAGCTAAGTGAAAACTACGGGCACGCTGGCCCCATATATGCAGAGTACCTACTGAATAATCTAGAGGAGGTGATAGATTCCTTGCTGGCTATACAACGTAAGATAGATCTTGAGTTAGGACTTACCCAACGGGAAAGATTCTGGTCTGCCATACTAGCTTGCAACATTACCGGAGGGCTTATCGCTAGGCGTTGTGGCCTTATTGATTGGGACATATCCCGTATTTACCAGTGGGCTACCAACATGGTGCATGAGGTAAGGCGCGACACCACGCCGCCAACCTTTGATGCGGTACAAGTCATAGGGGACTTTCTAAACAGGCACCTTACTAACACTTTAGTAGTGGAAGATTCTGCTGACCAACGCAGTCACATGCCTAAGCTACCTACAGCTGAACCCTACGGAGAACTTATTAACCGGTACGAACCAGATACAGACAAGCTGTTTATTACAGCTAAAGCCTTTAAGAAAGATTGTGTAGAATTCCAGGTTAACTACAAGGATACTTTGAACGACTTAAAGTCTAGGGGTATTTTTTTAGGTACTTCTGTTAAGCGGATGTCTAAGGGGATGAAGATAGTTAGCTCTGGTGTACACGCACTCGTGTTCGATTGCTCCCACCCAGACTTTGTTGACGTGCAGCACCTGCAACACCCAGAGGACAACCCGTTAGAAGACGGCAATGATAGTCGAACGGGTTAATTACGAAGTAAACTGGAAGACGTTTAAGCGCGGGTACTCTGTGTTCATACCCTGTTTGAACCCGCCCAAAGCAAAGAAAGAAATACTAACTACCATCAAAAGATTAAAGTTTAAAATTGTTACCAAGGTAGTTATTGAGGACAACGTGCGAGGCATACGCTGTTGGCGGGTTTAGTTAGTTCGGCTTCTTCTAACCAAGTCAGATGCCAAAGGAGATAAATCTTTCTGCGGCACTACAAGCCCTTGGTCCGCTTCAGCACGAGTTCTTGCTCGACCGGTTATAGATTGCCTAACAGTATCCCCATCTATAGGGTAAAACCCATTGCGATAGTTATACTCATACACGGCATCGAGGGCTGCATCAATGTTGGCCTGTGTGCGGGAAGTTGAGTTCTCCATGTCTTTTGCATAAGCCAGGTTAATTTGGTTAAGCACTTTAGTTCGTTCTTTCTGAACTTCTACCACAACGCGCTTGGCTAAGAAGTTAGCTTTTTGCATCTCTGCTTCTGTAGTGCTTTGGAAGTTAAGACCTTGCCCTAATATCTTACCCATTGTGTAAAACTCAGCATCTAAAATTTGAGCACGTTGTCCTTGCGTTATAGTTCCTTCCTGAGATACTCGAACTGCTTTTATAGGCCCACGGAAGAAAGCAGGGGCAAACTTTTCCCAACCCCTGTCAAAGTTCCCTTCATTCATGTCTTGTATACCACCTGCAATCTGTGACCCCATTGCCCCCAAGGGTCCACCGAAGGTATCAAATAAAAATTGCGTGAATGCTGATTTCATATCGTCCGAAGGTACAGAGTCTTGGAACCACAAATGATCCAAGGTTACAGAAGAACCTATGTTCCAATCTGTCAAGGCAGAGATTGGGCCCATCTCTATCCCCCTAGCCAACCCTTGTGCAGTTTCTGGTGTCAGCCCCAGCGCACTGGCAATATCACTATCAGGCCCAAACATAGTGGGTATCCACCACTCTCTAAACCAAAGGTCCAAGTTGCGTTTGCCTAACGGATTGCCCTCATCGTTCTCGTCATACCATATGTCGGCATCTTCATCGTCCTCATCTGGTCTGAGGGCTTCTCGGACACCCTCTGCCACACCCATGATAAAGGTATAACCTGGAAAACCCACGACACCTGCAAACAGTGTCGTCATTCCTATGGTGCCAAAAAGTTTTGTAGCCGCCGCTTTTCTTTCTGCTTTAGGTATCGTAGGCCATACTGTGCCAAAAAAGTTACGGATTAAAAACGAAGTCATCTGTAAAGGGTAGGTTAAGAACTGTGTGGCTATCTTACCCACAGGGTGTTTCATTAAAGGTGGTTTTTCATATAAGGTGTAGTTGAACAGTGTCTCGTAAGTAAGCTTCACAGCTTTCTCTCCGGCGGCCTTAACAGCCTCTTCGGAACTTAGGCTTGGAGAAGTTTGTTTGAGTCTGCCTAACTCAAGCTCCAATGCCGACATAAACATTACTTCACGCGACAACCGTTCACTGTGGTGAAACAGAAATCCCATTGAGTCTACAAAAAATCGCCACCCCTTTTTATCAAGCCTGTCGAACCTATCCGTGGGTGATTTCTTTCGCGCACTGATATCAGCACTGTACGTTACATTCAAAATACCTAAGTCTTTAGCCATTTGAAACCCAGCTTTTAACCGAGCACTGTCAGGATGGTTTTCAATGTACTTAGAATTGATGACAGAAACCTCCTCGGCTTTTCCCAAATGACTAAACACATTTAGGTAACCCCCAAGAGTGCGTAAAACTTTCCTCTTCCCATACCCGTTAGCAATCAATGTAGGGATGCCCACTACAGGCACTTGGGTAAGCTGAATAAGAGCAGACTTAGGCGCGGTTAGCATGTATACAAAGGCAAGTTGGTTTCCCAGACTTGCCAACTTACCCAAGTCAACACCTGGGGGTATAACCGGATTGATCTCTGACCTTGCCCGCGCCGCTATCTCTCTTACAAGGGCTGCATATTTTAACTGGCCCTGGTCGCGTGGCATACCTTCCAAGCTGTCTTCGGCCGCGCCTATGGAAAGCTCAAGTTTGGGATTGAATTCAAACCGTGCCAACTGATTGGCTGAACTAGCTTGAGAAGTTATAAAGTTACGGAATGCATCCTCACTGTATCCCAAGGTACCTTTTCTTCTGAGAAACTTGCGGCGCAAAGTGCCAGGTTGCTGAGTCATCAAATAGAGTTGGTATATTCCATCCTTCAATTGAGTTGTATCTTGGGAGTTTTCCATCTCATCAACCAGAGAAAATAGGTCTTTTAACTCTTGGGTGGTTCCGGCTAAGTGCTTGTACCCCTCTTTAAGCTCGTTCCCAATCCTTAGTTCTCCATCTTGCATCAATTCTGTTTCCCCACGCGAATCTTTTATTTCCCCATTGGGATCATTGCGGTCGGCAATAATTTCAGCCAGTAAGACATCTCTTTCTTCAGCTGTCTCTCGCATAAAAAATGGTGCGTTGTCACCTTTCCCTACGCTAATCCAAAATTTACCATAGCGCATAAGGGGGAAATATACTTTGAGTTGGTTAGCCTCTTGGTATTGCCTAGTTACCATAGCTATTAATTTTCGTTGCGTTTCAAGGTTTAGAGAAGCACTTTCAATGTGTTCCTTTAATAAGCGTTGGTACTTTTCAAAGGTTTCTTTGTAAGCATCTTTTGCCAGCTGGTAAATTTCATGGCCTTTCTTGTTATCAACCTTGCCCACATCGTCCCATTTTGCATAGAGGGATCGGATGTCAGCCTTACGTTCCTCAATTTCTTGTACCAAAGCAGCAGCTTTAGCAGATAGAGCAGCCGCATCAGGAGCATTGTTAGCGGTAGCGGTGGTGGCTAGAGCTTCAGCAGTGGCGAATCTATCATTCAATCCTTTTTGCGTTGCATCGTTGGCTATGGATTCTTCAGCGGTGGCGTACTCGGTAAGGTCCACTTGCAAGATTGATGACTCATGCATTGTTTCCCCAAGCCATTTTTCTTCTTGAGGAAACTCTTTAGTAAACTTTGCCCAACCTTGAATCCTAGTATGCAGTTTAGCTATTTCTATGTTTCGTGCTTTTATAAAATTCTGAATGTCTTTGTTTATTTGCTCTACAGGAACTACATCCCCTATCCATCGAGTGATGTCTGTAGTAGTAAGGACTTTCCCTATGGCTACTACGGCTTTATCACTCATGCGGCTAAAGCTGCCTTTTAAAGTGTTTATAGACTTAGTGCCATTCCTGGTGAGTGCCATTAGCTCACCCGTATTAGCCAACACTTGCCTTGGCCCACCAGTGGCGTTACGTATGTCTTTCCTCAACTGGTCAATACGCTGCTGTGTTGCATCACTTATTTTTCTATTTGCTAGTATCTGCCCTGCATTACCTGTTGTGGTTGTAGGTACTAGCAAACTGTCGGATGCTGTTACCAACTCCATGAAAGCATTTTTTTGAGAGGCTGGAATGTTAAACAGCTGCCGCAACAAGTCTACAAACTGAGCAAACAACGTGGTTTTACCTTCAGTACTGGGCATTCCGTTGAGAAGTTGTTGCATAGCCCCATTGGTACGGCCATACGCTATAAACTCGTACAAGTTTGTAAACGCCCCAGCATCAGCTAGGTTTCTATCAGCCTCTGTACTATTTCCCGCAGACTCTTTGGCGGCGAAATTTTTGTTAGCCGACTCCATCAAACTTTTTATTTTGTCGAGGTAGAGGACTTCTTTGGGAGTTAACCCTTCGTTAGTTGGATCAGAGTTTTCATAGATTGCTACCTTAGCAGCAGTCCCTTTGTGCAAAGATTCATGGAGTATTACTTCTTCGTTCATACCCGTTACAGGGTTGACATAGATTGTGTCTGCAACTTCGTCATACACAGCTTGTGTATCACTGGAGTTAAATAAGTTTCTAGTTTTGGGGTTGTCTATTTGTGCATCGGGGTCAGTCACGACAACTAACCGAGTGTTGCCCATCACGGGGGCCAACCTGTTGGCTAAATTTCTTAGTAATTTATTGGTTGTATTTTTCTTGACGTAGTCGATGGCTTGCCTAATAACATTGAAGTTAGAAAATGCATTGTCGGGTTGCGTTGTACCATCACCTACATTTGCACTTCTCTTTGCACCAGGGGCAATTGGTGGTGCTTCAAGCTTTGCTACTTCAGAGACAACCTCACCTTCTACGATTACACCTGTACCTGTAGGTGGTTCACCAAAGAATATTGGGAATAACTCTGCCGCGTCAGTTCCTGCGTAGTCCACGGCTCCTTGCTGTGCGCCAGCTGCTACTTCGTTTAAATCCCAACCTTTCTCTCTGGCGTAAGTTAAAGCACTTTGTATCCCTGCATACTCAGGAGTGGATTTAAAGTCAGGGTCTTGTGCGTTTTGGAATAAAGTACCTATGCTTCTCCCCATTGCTTGGGGGGACGTTTCGTCAAACTTGCCTATATACCTATTAAATACTTCTAATCGTTCGTCATTAGCCCAGCGTTTATCTACCTCTCTATCTAACTCAAACTGTCTGGTAGAATGCGCTTCTAACCACGATATTTGATTATCATCGCGTGGTTTTAACTTACTATATTCAGCTGCTTTTTCAGGCCCCAACATTTTAGTTATAACTTCTTCCGCAACTTGAGCATTATGGAGTTTAGCTTTTTCAATTAAGGTAGGTAGATCCGCAGTTAAAAGCTGCTCCGGTGAAGCCTGTGACGCAGCGACAATATTTTCTGGGTCTGCTACTTTAATAGACGCAATAGAGGCTGCTATTTGGCCTGAGTCAAACGGTCCTATAATCTCAGCAGTGGCGGCGGTATCAATAGCTAACTCGTCAGCTGTGAGGTCACTGAAGTCATCTACCGTTTCAGCTTCCTCTTCAGCTGTTACTTCGGGCGCTATCTCTCCGGTGCTAACCTCATCCCCTTCCATTC